TGTTGTATTGTCATCTTTCCTCCAGACAAAAAGAAAGGGAGAGAATTTCTCCCCTCCCCTTATAGGTATGCTTACTATACTACGTATAGGTATTTAACTACTGCTGTACCAGCTGTTGGGCCAGTGATAGTCAAATCACCCGCTGTAACAACTGTAGCATAGTTAGCTACTGCACCATTAGCAGCAGAGATGTCTAATGCACCTACTGTAGCTGCTGAGATGGTGCCTGTGAAGAAATCTACAATCTCTGTCACGATAGCACCAGCTGGAATGCTAGATTTAACATCTAGTGCATCACCATCAAAATTAACACTAATCTCTTTCTCTGCACCAGCTGAAGGAGCTTCACCGCCCTTAAAGCCACCAGTGCTACGAGCGCCATAATGATTAGCTACGCCTAAACCTGTATTTGATTCAAAACCCATTTTAGTTCTCCTTAAATCTTAGTTGCTGAAGTGATTAGAACACCAAGAGTGTCAACACGCTGTACACCAATGCCGAAGCGAGAGCTTACAGTAAACTCATCACGACCTAGTTGGATGTTACGCTCACCTTCAACACGAGGCATACGTCTCCATGCTGCCATTACAGGCTTGCACTGATCGTCAAGTACACACATAGCGATGTTAGCAACAGCACCTGATACAGAAGTTGTACCATCGCTGAAAGTACCAGTAGGTAGACGGTTAGACAAGATGATGTCGAAGCCGTATAGCTGACCAACAAAACGCATACCAGAAGACATACCAGAACGCAAGATAGATTCTGCGAAAGGAGTTACGTCAGTGGTGATGTTAACCAAACGGTTAAGAGTTGCTTCAACTACTGGGTCAGCAATGAATACACGACCTTGAGTTGGTACGTTAGCCTTATCGAAAGCTAGACGCATCTTGATAAGCATGTCTAGTTCAAATGTATTCTCACTGCCTGAAGTAGCAACAGCAGAAGCGATACGGTGAGCGAAGCCATTAATTTCGTTAGCATTCGCATCAGTCTGACCAGCTTGAGCAACTGCCAAGAAACGAGTCTCGAAGTTCTCTTGTAAAGCACGAGTAGATTCAGCTGAACGAGCTGCCATAACAGCATCTACGTTGTAGCCATCTTCACGTAGGTCATCAGTTACATACCAAGCATCACCAACATAATCAGTGATAGAAAGCTGGACGCGACCAGTGTCAATTGGGTTGTATGAGAAAGGTTCGTTCTCAGCACCTTCTTGAATGGTAACAGAACCGAGGGTAGGGATGTTTAGAGTGTCGCCAGAACCGAAGTCTGCAACATTGCGGTAGTATTGCTCACCTAGCAAACCATCATGTAGGTTCTTTAGAATGAAGCTTGAGTAGATTTCCTGTTCGATGAACGCTGTAGTATTAGTTGTTAACTGCATTGTCTATGTCCTTAAGTAGTAACGTTATGTTTTTGATAGACGCTATTACGTAATTGTCTTAGGTAGTCTATCTGATCGTTTGTGGAAGCTCCACGCAACAGAGATTTCTCTGGGGCTGGAACATCAAAGTTAGCTTCTTGGGGTTGGGCACTGATATTAATACTACCAGTAGTTGCCTTTGTCTGCGGTTGCACAGACGAACCAAAAAGTTGAAGGGCTGCTTGAGGGCTTGTCTGAGACAAACTCTGAAGAGCTTCGACAGTCATGCCTAGTTCAGCTGCTTTAGAAGAAACAACTTCTTGAGTCTTTTCTCCATATTGCGTAAACAGTGCATCACTAACTTGCTTCTCATTGTTCACAGCTACTGATTGTTGTTGTTGCTGTGCTGAGAAGTTTTGAACGAGGTTTAATACCTCCTGCTCATTCATTCCACTAACTTGAGGGGTAGACTCAGGCTGGGCTTGCTGTGCAGTGAGCTTATCTACAACGTCTTCCACTGCTGCTCGCTTATTAAGCTCTTCTGTCAGTCTTGCAATCTCAGCTTCTTTAGTCTCAACTTCTGACTTAAGCTGCGGAATGTAAGATTGACTATGAGCTAAAGCATCAAGAGCTTTAGGGATGTCATTATATTTCTGCTCTCCATTCTCATTTTTAATCATGCTTAACTGGTCAGTAAAGGCTGATTCTTGAGATGGTTGTTGTGCAGGGGTTTCCTGCTGATTATTAAATGCTGATTGTTCAGTTGTCATACTTGGTGAGTATCCTACTGTTATTAATGTTTAGTGTTATTAAGAAGAAGTATATATCCTTAATAGTTTGTATATGCTGTATATTCTTAGTATACTACTATATACTAGAAATATTGAGTTTTTGGTAGTTTTATTTTTCTAAAAGACTAATTATTTCTTCTAGTGCTCTACGGTAGCCAATGATGTCAGCTTGCTGGTAACACCAGTTAGGGTTGTCATATTGAGCCTTGTTTGTACTTAGAGCAGAATCTATCTTCTCCTCGCATATCTCAGACAGTCTATTCCTAACTACAGTGGAGGACTTGAAAGCAGACTTAATGTCTGCCTCCAGTTGACCCTCTACACCTTTAGTCCAAGTGGTCTTCACACACCCTCCAATGGAGCCGTATCTCTAATCATAGTCTCTTCCTGTGCTGTTGCAGCAGTGGATTGCATCTCAGTCTGCTCAAAGATGCCAGCATTAGGCGAGAATACATTATAGCCATGTAGCCCTGTAATGTCGTTAATAAAGTCTGTAAGAGCAGCTGTGGACGTGTGAGGCTGAACCATCTGACCTAGTGGTGAGTTAAAGATGGTCATAACATTCTGCAAGTCCTGAGACTGCTTAGCAAAATGTCTAGCACCCATTGGACGTACAATACCATTGGCAGTGATGTCCTCTCGTGTCACACTTAGAAACTCTTGAATGTTAAACTCCTTGTCAGTAACTCGGATGACATCAGTGATGTCTAGGTTACGTCTAGCAGTTTCAATCATATCATTAAGCAGAGGCTCTAGAAGATTGATCTCGAAGTTAGTCACCTTAGCTTGGAAGATACGACCTGCCGCTGTAGCCAACTGCATCACTTCTCCGAGGGTTTTCTCTCCGGGGGTACGTATGCCAGCTGCTTCTCTCGGAGCACCCGCATACAGCTCCATACGGTCTTCTATGGAGGCCATCTCACTAGCTGCTGCCATAATACCGTTTAGATTCTTACCTAGCTCCTGTACATCTCCATTCTCATCAATGCCAATCTCGACACCCGGCCCCCATACAAACTCTTCCACTTCACCAATTACTTTCAGTGGTGGATGAACTGTTAAGTCCATAGCATCTGCTTTCAAGTTCTCTAGGTGGTCTAAGCGATATTGGAGCCCTACAAGGTTATCTAGCGGCCCCATAGCCCATAGGTTGTCTGGACGGAATCTCCAGCCTACGTGCCTGATATTAGCTCCTGTGAACCAAATAGGAGAAGGTTCATTCCTAACTTCAAATGATCTGTCTACAACTGTTACAATACGGTCAGTTTGCAGCTCATCATTTGTGTGGTCGTGGTAGTCTCCAAAGAACTCCAAGATTTCAATGTAGTCTGACATGTAATATTCAAACATGTTGCCAAAGCCATCTGCTTGGTAGCCTACAGCCTTTTCAAAGTCTTCCTGACCCATACCCCCAGCCATACGTTTAATCTCTTCCCTACGGGCTATGGCAGGCTCCCAGAACTTCTGGTCAGGGTCTGTAGCTGCAAGCTTCTTAAGCTCACCAATAGTCTTAACACTCCGTACTATCTTAAAGCTATCATCGAAGGTGTTAGCTAAGGGGTTGAATACGATGTCTAAGGGACTTATACGTTGAGCCCTTGGGCCTACATAGTCTGGAACTACAGAGCCATCAGCAGTCTCCTTATAGCGTGCCTCGAAGTGAGAGGTTACAAAAGCATTGCCTGTGTCAATGTAGTCATACAGACACTTCTCAATCTCTGTGACAAACTTAGTCTCTCTCACCTTGTTAGACATGTAGCCTTCAATAGCCTTTGCCTTGTTCTTGTGAGCATCCTCTCGACTATACGCTTCCCACTTAACCCAGTTGTCATTAGGGAAAAGAGCTGATACGTAGTTGGCAAATAGGTTGTCCCGTATCTGGCATAGCTTAGGGATGGTTGTTGAGTTCTTCCACGGGAGGGTTGAGTTGGTGGTAGTGGAAGTATCTGTAGCGAATATGTAATCTCGCAGCTCACTCCACTCCTGCAGCTTACCCTGACGCTGGTGGTTAAACTTGTCCCATAGGTTACTCACCCATGCAGCACCAGCATCCTGTCCTGTGGACTCTTGTATCTCAGCCACTTTGGTCATTTGATTTCCTCTTGTCGTAATGTTCTTGAGCAGCGTTTAGAACTAACCACCCATCAAAGTATTGCATGTTTCTAAACCATAAACCCACTTCTTGTAGGTAGGCTTTGGCTTCTGGATAGCTGCTCGGTCTTAGCGAAATGCTACACCTCCGAAGCGAGATCCTGTCTG